TGACAATATGACAGTTCTTGCAACTGATAGGCGATTATTATTCCAAGGCGATTCATTAGAAATCGGCGATAAATATAATGGTTGGCGAGTACACATGCTTGACAACTTAGACCCTGACGAATCGGGTATAATTTTAACCACTGCACAAATGCGTAAATAGGGGTCGGTATGAGCGAAACAAATTTAAGAGCTGGCCTTGATAAACATTTAAACGAAATGGTTGGTGTTCCACCAATCTCTTGGGAGAATAAAGGTCTTGACCAAAATGATGAAGTCTATTTAACACAATACTTATTGCCTGCTGAAACAATCACCGTTGGTGTTGAACAAGGCGGGTCTGATGTGTTGGCCGGTATTTACCAGGTAACCGTTAACGTTCCAAAAGGTTCGGGCAAGTCAGCTTACCTGACTGAGACTGAAAAGGTTAAAGCAAGATTTCCTCGTAGTTCTAAAATAGATTACGCCGGTACACGCATTGTTATCCAGAAAGTTTGGTCTAATGGTGCGGTTGAAGATGAGAATTTTTATCGGGTGCCAATCTCTATTCGTTACCGCGCAATATGAGTTTTTCAGCAGATATAAAAAAGGCAACAGAAAGATACAAGAAAGGGTATAATGATGTTGTCAATGTGTCGCTGTTCAAGTTAAGTCGGTCAGTTACATTCATGACACCCGTTGATGAAGGACGTGCACAAGGTAATTGGTTTGCTTCACTTGATGGTTTCGACAGTACACGAATTAGTAATGATACGAATCCACAGTTAAGACAAATTGAGTCAATCACAACGGGTGCCGCTGGCAATATCTTTTACTTAACAAACAATTTGCCGTATATTGGTAAACTGGAATTTGACGGACATTCAGACCAAGCACCTTCGGGTATGGTTCGGGTATCACTTGAGAATTTCCAATCAATGATAACGGACACAATAAATAATCTTTAATATGACGGGAGTCAAACATGACAGTACAAACTACAGCAGGCGCAACGTTCGGTATCGTTGCAAGTTCACCAGCAACATATGATGGTGTAGGCTTTGCCGCACTGACTTTCGTTAATGTTGGTGAAATCGTTTCTCTTGGTGAGCATGGTGCAACTTACGCACTTGTTACACATTCACCATTAGATAGTCGACGTGTGAAAAAATTCAAAGGTTCAGTTAATGACGGTTCAATGGCATTAGCATTGGGTATGGATATCGCCGATGCAGGTCAAGTGTTGTTAATCGCCGGCGCTGACGGTGTAGCGGTTGATACTGAACATTCAGTTGAAATTACTTACCAAGATGGTAGTATTGAATACTTCACCTGTATGGTAATGAGTTATACTCGCAACCCAAGCACAATCGATACGATAATCGGTGCGAATGTTACAGTTGAATTGAACAACCAAATCATTGACGCATAGTCAATAAACAAATAGGCCATGTGGCTAGGGGGCGTGGTCTTATCAGCTCGCCCCCGACTTTACTGATAAGAAGGAATACCGATATGTTTGCTAAATTAAAAATAGGTTCAGCCGCTAAAGCTGCCAACAAATTCACACCAATTCACCCTGACCCAGCTATTGGAAAAAGTCACGGTATCAGCTTAAACTTACATGGTAAGCATTCTGAAGAATACCGCAACGCAATCGCCAGTACTTTACGTCGTGCTAAACGTCGCGATTTAACAGTTGATGAATCAATTGAAGAATCAGTTAAAGTTATTGTTGCTTGTTGTACTGGTTGGGAAGGTGTTACCGAAGACGAAAAAGCTGTTAAATATGACGGTAAAAAATTAGCCGAATATCTTAATGATGACGATTATCGTTGGATGCGTTTACAGGCCGAACAATTCATGGCCCAAGACGATAATTTTTTTTAGACGTTAAAGAAGAATTATTAAAATATATTAGTCGGTCGGCCTGGCTAAACACCGAAATTGAAGGTGTTACGAAAGGTCGCCGAACTAACCTACTACAAGCTAATCACCCGCATAAAAACCTTCCCCCTGTTACACTTGCACCATACTTACTTGAATACTCATTTGAATTAGGTCTATTTAAAAACGGACCAATGGGCATGCAACCACTAGATTGGTTAGACATTGCCGCTTGGTTAAGTTTAATGAATGTCGACTTACACCCCGAAGAAATAAAAATATTACGTGAAATGTCATTCACCTTTGTATCCTGGACAAACAAGTCTAAAGTGCAGGACTGCCCCGCCCCATATAAAGAGTTAGATACCCCAGCGGTCAAAAGTGCTAATATTAAAGACCAAATGAAACGCTTTAGAAAGGGCCACAACAAATGACCGATATTTTCACGTTAGGAATTAAGGCGGATACCACCGACATTGATAGAGGGGCCGACCGCCTTGACGACTTTGCTGGTAGCGCTGATAAAGCCGAAACTAAAACCAAACAACTCCGAGAAGGTGTTAACAGTGCAGGTAAAGCTGTTGTTGCTTTCGGTGCAGTTGCCGCCGCAGCTATGGGGGCCGTTACCATTGCCGCCGGCGAAACTGCAATGGAGATTACTAACCTCGCTCGGGTATCTGGTTTAAGTGCCACAGAATTCCAGAAAGCCGCCTTTGCGGTTAAGACTTACGGAATTGAGCAAGACAAACTTGCGGATATTTTTAAGGATACCCAAGACAAGGTTGGTGACTTCTTGGCTGAAGGTGGTGGCGAGCTCGCGCAGTTCTTCACGGAAATTGCACCAAAAGTTGGGGTCACTGCTGCTGAGTTTAGAAACTTAAACGGTAAAGACGCTTTACAACTATATGTATCAACCTTAGAAAAGGCTAATTTATCACAGTCTGAAATGGTCACACATATGGAACGTATCGCCAATGATTCGACATTACTGCAACCATTACTTGCTAACAACGGTCGTGAATTCGAACGTATGGGTAAACGTGCTGAAGAATTAGGTGTTGTTTTAGATGAGTTAGACATTAGCACTCTAAACGCAATGAACACCACGTTAACTGAGCTAGGTGTTCAATCCAAAGCTACTGCCGATATTATTGGCGCAACGTTCGCACCGTTCGTTGATGATTTAGGCCAAAAATTCTTAGACGCTTCAATCAGTGGTGACACTTTACGTGAAGGTTTAACTGAAACAATCGGTGTTGGTGTTCGGGTTGCTGGCGTATTCGCTGATGCGGGTCGAGTGTTTGAGATTTTTGGCAAAGCAATTGGTGCAACAGCATTCACATTAGTTGAATCGTTTAACACAATGGACCAACGACTTGATGGTTTCGCCAATGGTTTCGCCTTAACGTTTGCTAATATCCAATTAGACTTGGTTAAATGGGTTAATGAACAAGATGCACTATTAGCTGATTGGTCATCCTCAGTGGTAAATGCTGCTGATGTTTTCGACTTGTTTGATGATGTTACCATTCAACCGCAACCGCTTGACACATCACTTTTACAAGCTGAAGTTGATGCGCTAACGTCGGCAGGTCAGGAGATTGAAGATAGTCTTGTTACCTCGAATAAGAATATCGAAAACGCTTGGCAAGATGTTCGCAACTTAATGATGGAAGAATTACCGTCAGCAGGTATGACCAAATGGTTTGATGAGATTGAAAAAGTTGTCGGCGCTCAACGTAAGCTTCAAAAAGAAGTTAAGAAAACGGGCAAGATAACAAAGGTTGTCACAACTGAATCGGCAGAAGGTGAACAGAAAGCGAATGATGCTAAAACTAAAGGGCAAATTAGTAGCTTCAAAGAAATTCTAGGTTTCGCAATGTCCACGCAAGATGAACAAAGTAAAGGTCGTGAAAATTTACATAAAGTTGAAATGGCATTCACTGCACTTGAAACGACTATGGCACTTGAAAAAGCTGCAGCCAATGCGCTAACAGCAATCACAACTCAAGGTCAAGGTGACCCGTATACCGCATTTGCACGTATCGCTGCAATGGGTGCAATCATGGGCGGTTTAGGTGTGTTCAGTGGTAATGCTGGTGGCGGCGGTAGTGTTGCACCATCAACTCCTGGTACCGGTACAGTTCTCGGTGATACTGATGCGGTATCGGAATCGTTGACAGCATCGTCTGACAGGTTTGAAGATTTACAAATCGACCAACTGTCAGAATTGCGTGGTATTCGAAACGCACTAAGCGATGTTAATGCGGGGATATCATTATTGGCCCGTGACTTAACTGTTGCTGGTGGTGTTGGTAAATTCGGCGGTGACTTGTCAAGTAGTGCGGCAGGTGATTCGGGTATTGGTAAACTATTATCAGGTGAAGCTTTTGGTTTAGATATTGGTGGATTAGGCGGTAAACTTGTCAGCAGTCTGTTTGGTAAAACCTCACAGAAAGTTATTGATTCCGGTATCCAGTTCATCGGGCAAACCTTAGGTGAAATAATGGAAGACGGTTTTGCCGCGGGTAATACTTTCTTTGACATTGAAACAACCAAGAAAAAACTATTCGGTGCAATTAAGAAGACTAAGACACGAACGGACCTCGGTGATTTAGATACAGCCTTTTCAGAAGGTATTGGTCAGATATTCACAAGCATTGGTAACACAGTGTTGGAGTCTGCAAAAGTTCTAGGTTTCGAGACTGTTGAAATAGTTAAACAATTACCACCGATATTTGAAAGCTTTGACCCACGTGATTTCATAGGTAAAGGTCCAGGTGAAATCCGTGAAATGTTCCAAAGTTCTTTTGAAACGGTAAGCGTAAGCCTTGAAGAAGCACTTGATAATTTCCAAATCGATTTGGGTAGAATAAGTTTAGAAGGTTTGAGCGGTGAGGAGATTGAAGAACAACTCGGTGCAATATTTAGCCAACAAGCTGATTTAATCACTGAACACCTTGTACCGGGTATTTCTGAATTTCAACAAATCGGTGAAGGCTTATTTGAAACATTAACCCGTGTTGCTTTTGAACAAACATTGTTTAACGATGCGCTGGAAGTAATGGGTATATCGTTATCGGGTTTATCTAACATCATGCAAATTGAAATCGCCCAAACAGTAATTGATTTAACTGGTGGCGTGGAACGTTTTGCAGATTTAAGTAATACATTCTTTTCAGAGTTCTTTACCGAAGCTGAACAGTTTGAACGTTTATCAAATTCAGTCACTGATGCTGTTCAAGGTCTTGGCTT